TTTATTTTTATTTAGATAAAAAAAGGGTGCCTTGCGGCACCCACTGAAAATATGTGAAATGAATCACATAAGGTTGAGAACCTGTACTCTTCTGTAGTAGCGGTTGCTGTTGACCTTGAGGCGACCAAGTCCTTGACTGGTTGCATCGCCTTCTGCGAATGGGTTGGCAACAAGACCATAACGGGTCTTGAATCCAATACGTGGCTGGAAGGAATCTTGACCAACTGCACGTACCATCTGGAGAGGTACATATGGGCAGTAGAAGAGACCAGCGTCATAAGGTGAAGAACCCTTATAACCAACAACGTAGTACTGACCACCACCAGAGTTGGGGTTAGAACCACCCGAATATGGGTCGATATAAACACGATACTTGCCTTGGAGAATACCAGCGAAGGTATTGCCAGTGTCATCAACCTGAAGGTTTGCGTTCAGAGCAGGGGTGTAATCAAGAACACCTGCCATGGTGAGTGCCGAAGCAACATCCGATGAGCAGAGGATCATGTTACCCTTTCCTCTACGAGTGCGCTGAGCAATTGCGTTTGCGTCACGCTCGATTTGGAAGATAAGACCCTTGAACTTCTCAACCGACCAACGACCGTTGGAGTCAACATCAAGGTCAAACTTACCAGCGGTAGCAACGTTGTGCTGAGCGCCCGATTCTGCAACCTTATAGATGGTTCTGATAACTTCGCGGTTGATTTCAGCAAGAATCTCAGTTGAGAGAATGTTTGCTAATTCCGCTTCAGCATTCAGACCGTGGATTGCCTTCAGGTCTTGAGCAAGCTCAAGGCTGTATTCTGCTTTCAGAGCACGGCTCTTAGCAGTAACAGTGACCTTCTCAATCGAGAACGCCATTTGGTTGAACTCATTTCCACCATAACCAAGACCCTCAGCATCCTCAGTATTCATGCCACGTCCAACAGTATATGCTGCTTGGGTAGCGTCTGAATCTGGGCTCAGAAGACCTGGGTTGGTGCCTGCCTGCGCTGCAGTGGTACCGAAACCAACCGACTCACCGTTTCCAGTGTTGGTTGTGTTCAGGGTGTATGGGTTTGAGTGGAGATTGAAGTCATCTCCTTGTGCCGACCAGGAAGAATCTGGTTCGTTGAACAGAGCTTCTGTGCCGCTTTGGTTTGCGTAACGTGAACGCATTGCAAAGATCAGGCCAGTAGGACCGTTCATTGGTTGAACGCCTGCGAGGTCATATGCGACCAGGTTAGGCATAGAACGTCTGATTAGTGAGATCAGAACTGGATCGAAACCTGCAACAGGACCAGTAGCACCAGCGTTGCCACTGAATCCAATTGTTGATCCGCTTGAATTTGTGCTTACGTTTGGACCTTCGTAAAGGAACTCACGCTCTTCACGGAGTTCTCTTTCTTGGTTCTCTAGCAGGATAGCAGTTACCGCTCTACGATGTGAATCTTTGATCGGATCCATTCCTTGATAATCAAGGATTGGTGCCCACTTCTCCTGCAGATGCTCTGCATTGAACATTTGCATTTGATTTACCTCTTTAAAAAAAATTGTTAGTTTGAGTCCTATAATTTAAAAATCACTTTTTAGAAACTCTTCCCAGAGTATTCAGATAAGCAGCCATTCTTCCATCAACAACTGGTTGTTGATTTTGCAAATCAGTGCTTTCTGTTAAAGTCTCTGTTGCATCTCTTTGAGTACCAGCAGTTCTGGTTGGGAAATATGATTCCCTCAGAGTCACCAGTTTCTCACGATAGTTTTCTTCACCATCAAACTCAACATTTTCCGCAAGAGAAGCGAGTTTGTCTTTCTGAGAAAGTGCAAGACCCTCAGCGACATCTGCAAAAATTACATCAGCAACTGACTCTGCTAATCTTCTATTAAGAGCAACATTTCTTTCGATTTGCTCGTTGAGTTTTCCTTCCATTTCATCAAGTTTATCTACCATACTCTCGATTACATCATATCTATCTTCAGGGATTGTTACATAATGATCTTCAAAAAGTTGCTTCATTCCAGTAAGGAATGATTCAGTCATTTCAGTCTTAAGACCGTGCTCGACTGCAAGTGCATTCTCTTGAATCCACTCATCAGCAACATACTCAAGGTATGCATCAACACGCTCAGTAAGACTTTCTTTAATAGCAACGATTTCTTCTACAAGTGCTTCTTCATATGAAGCTTGAAGTGATTCTTTAATTTCAGCAACCTTTGTTTTGATTGCTGCCTCAAAGATGGTGCGTGCTTTCTCTTGGAATTCCTCAGAAAGCTCCTCACCTTCTAGGAGAGCATTAACATCTTCTTCGATGTCAAACTCTTCTCCCATTTCTTCTTTATCTTCTTTATCTTCTTTATCCTTATCTTCTTTTTTACCTTCCTTATGAGGCTTTTCACCTTTCTCTTTCTTTTCGTCCTCTTTACCACCTTCGTAGTGAGAACCTTCGGTTACTTCTTCCTCATCACCATCTTCTTCAACCTCGTCTTCGACGAGTTCTTCATCTTCTTCGACCTCTTCTTTTGCCATCGTTGGCATAGGTTGTGCAGCTGCTGCTTTGGCGTTTACAACATCTCTTACTTGAGCAAGAGTCGCTGAAGGATCTTTAAGTTTTGCTGAGTCGTCATCTGCACGATAATTATCTACAGTAGGACCACCTAAATCTTCCCAACTACCTGTTTGGCCAGCAGGAATACCTGTGGTTAAATGTTGCATAGGTTCGGCAGATGCAGCCCCTTTGGTTACTACGTTTTCCATTTCTTGTAAATTTCTACCAACGGACATTTGTTTTAGATTGTTTTTGTATATAATCTATATTTATTTATTAAATTATAAATTTGAAATAAATTCATTGAAAAGATTGAGCTTATGCTCTTCTAATCTTTTCTGATCAACTAAGGTATTAATTCTACGCTTTGTTGATTCTGCAAGTTTTTCACGAAGAATTCCTCCTTCCCAAACCCACTCTTTACCTTCCATAATGCCTTGTACAAAAGCATCTGGAGCAGAAGGATCAGCAACAATATCGGCAGCAGTTGCAAGCATAAAATCTTCGCCTACAACTTTATGACCTTCATTAGTCATCTTAAGTGATCCAACACCACGGGAAGAAACTCCAAGGCAAACACCTTCACCAATAAGAGATTTTGCAATCTTTCCCATAGGTGTTTCTAGAAGTTGTGCCTTACCTATAAAGTTTGTTCCTTCTGCAGTCAGAGAAACAATTTTATGAGAGACACGATCAAGATTGACGGTAGGACCATCTGGGTGACCGAGTTCTCCAAGAGCACGACCTTTATTAATGAAAGACTCTGTATATCTGTTAACTTCACGGGAGAGTGTTTCCATCGGATACATTCTTCCATTACGGTTGCAAATATCACCCTGAAGGAAAATTCCTTCAATATACATTTTCTTATTGGAACCTTTTCCTTCGGTAATGAATTCTACCTTTTGAATTTCTTCTGTGATGAGTTTC